CACTTGCCCAATTAAAAGCAACTAACGCACAAACCAAGGCTATTAAAGATCAGGCTAAACTTAAAAAGGCAAGCGGCTTGCTTGACATGGAACAAATACAAATCATGGCAGCCTTGCAAAATCAATTAACTGAGGACGAGAAACTTAGACTATCTTTACAACTTGCTTTACTTACAGAAAATGCAGCAGAGGCAGACCGTTTAAGCAATCAACTAGCATTATCACAATTACAAACAACAGGATTAGCAAGAGCAATTCAAAATTTACCACCTGCCCTAAATCCTTTACAAGATTATCCTAATTATATTAACAAAGCCATAACCGATATCTCCTTAATACAAGACGCATTAAATAAACTCAAAGCCCCTGTTTTAACCGTTCAAGTAAACACCGTTAATACAGGTGGTGGCGGTGGCGGAGGTGCTGGCGGTAGTGGCGGAGGCTCACCAATTGTTCCAGTTCCTTTTGCTGGCATACCATTAGGCGGCGACATTGGTGGAGCAGCAAAAGCTTTAGAATATGCGGCGAAAAAGAATCAAGTTACATTAAATACACAAATGCCTGATTGGCAAAGTTATCGCGCTGGAGAACGAGAAACTAAAGTTACTGTTAACGTCCAAGGTAATGTTATTTCTAATAGAGATTTAACTGACTCATTACGCATGGGATTACTTGACTCAAGTGCATCGGGTTCATTTACTCTATCCAATAGAGCTACTAGAGGCGATTAATGGTTTTACCTGCAACGCTTGACATATCTCTAGATTTCTCGTCGGGAGCTACTTTCGGTATCGGGCTTACCCTTGATGACCCTGTTAACGGTTTATTAGATACAGGCATTTTATCCGAATCAACAACTCCATCATTAATAGCTGATTTAACGCCAGATGCAAGGCGGATAAGCATAAGACGCGGACGCAATTTAATTAGAGATACTTACGAGGCTGGAAATGCTACCGTTAGAATTTACGACCCTAACGGAAACTTTAACCCACAAAATATTAGTTCGCCTTATTATGGTCAATTAACACCTTTAAAGAAATTAAGAATTTCTGCCGCTTATAGCGGAGTAACTTACTATTTGTTTAGCGGCTATACAACGGATTACATTTATTCTTACGATCAAGGCGAGAACGTTTCCTATGTGGACATAAACGCTTCAGACGCTTTTAGATTGTTTAACTTAGCAGCTGTAACCACAATAACAGGACAAGCCGCTGGGCAAGATACTGGCACTAGAATTGACAAGATTTTAGATACAGTAGATTTTCCTGTCAGCATGAGGTCAATTTCCGTAGGAGATACTTTAACCCAAGCTGATGCTGGCAGCTCTAGGACTTCATTGTCAGCGATTAAAAACTGTGAATTCTCAGAACAGGGGGCATATTATGTCAGCCCCTCTGGCAACGTTGTGTTTAAAAACAGATCAGAGGTTATAGGCAGCGCAGGTGACACTCCTATTGAGTTTAACCAAACTACTGGGATTCCTTACAAAAACGTAAAGTTTGCCTTTGATGATAAATTGATTGTGAACCAAGCAAACATAACTCGTTTGGGCGGTGCTACCCAAGTTTTTATTGACGCCGATAGCGTTGCGACTTACTTCCCTCACTCAATTACTAGCTCTGATCTAGTCGTTCAGACAGACGCAGAGTCAGCCAATATTGCTGCTATTTACGTCGCGTCAAGGTCAGACACAACCATTAGAATTGATGAAATGAGCATTGACTTACTGGACTCCAATGTGCCGACTGACACGCTTCTTGGCATGGATTATTTTACTAATGTTCTAATTACCAACATACAGCCTGACGGTTCTACCATTACAAAAAACCTTCAGGTTCAAGGCGTTGCTTGGGATATAACCCCTTCGTCTTGGATTGGACATTTCAGCACCCAAGAAACCTTGGTTGATGGATTTATTTTGGACGATATTTATTATGGTCAGTTAAATGACGATATACTTAGCTACTAGGGGGATAACAATATGGCAGCAGGACTAGGGTTTAAAACGTTTGCAGTTGGTGAAGTTCTTTCCGCCGCAAACGTCAACGGATATTTAATGCAGGGCGTTCTTGTTTTTGCAGACGCCGCCGCACGATCAGCCGCAATCACTTCACCTCAAGAGGGTCAAACCTCATATCTTAAGGACACCGACGTAATACAGGTGTACTCAGGTTCAGCATGGGTTACTAAGTCAGGTGGCTCATCACCTTTAACAACTAAGGGCGATCTTTATACTTACTCAACAACCGACGCAAGATTGCCAGTAGGCACAAACGGACACACACTTGTAGCGGATAGTGCGGAAGCAACTGGTCTAAAATGGGCTGCTCCTGCTGGCGGTGGGAAAGTGTTGCAGGTTGTTCAAGCAACATCTAGCACAGTAACAACAGTTGCAAGTACTACAATGACTGATAGTGGTTTAAGCGTAACGATCACTCCAACATTATCATCAAGCAAAGTTTTGATTTTAGTAAGTCAGGGCTTGCTATTAGCAAGAAATTCAGACAGAGCATTAGGTGGATGGCGTTTAATGAGGGGTGCTACTGAAATTTTAAATGGTAATGATGGTTTCTTTATTTTAGCAAATCTTGGCGGTTCTACTTATCAGACTAATATGCAGGCATATTTTGCATTAAATTATTTAGATACCCCATCAACAACATCTGCAACAACTTACAAAACACAAATAAAAGTTAGTACAACAGCCGATAATGGTAAAATACACGGTCAAGGTGAAAATGGTGTAACAAGTTCAATTATTGCTTTAGAAATAGGTGCGTAATGACATTTTATTTAGTTGATGCAATTAGATTATTAAAACCAACCGCTGAGTTTTCATTTACTGATAATGATTATTCAACAATTAAATGGGATGTACTAGAAGGAGATGCTCCTACTCAAGTAGAGATTGATGCTGCAATTGAGCAGGTCAAAGCAAATGAAATTGCCAAAGCCCAAGCGAAGGCTCAGGCTAAAGCAGTATTACTTGAACGCTTGGGTTTGACCCAAGAGGAGTTTAATACCCTCACAGCATAATCTTGAGGGATTGTGCCTAAATAAATTATGAAACCATGGTTATCAAAAGCGGCGGTTCAACTGCGTGAGCAGATCGACGACAGTTACCAAGATCGCAGCCGGAAATCTGATGGGTGGGCGGCTGATCTGCGTCACCAATTACGAGGTAAGAGCGACCACATACCCGACAGCAAAACCGGAGTCGTTAGGGCTATCGATGTTGACGCTCGCCTTTCTGACGACAAAGGGGCTTCAGCATATTTGGCAGATCAAATTCGACAGTATGCAAAAAGTAACGGACGTATATCTTATGTAATCCATTTGGGAAAGATTGCTTCTCCAATCTTGAATTACAAATGGAGAGTTTACCGAGGTTACAACCCACACAACCATCACATTCATATTTCATTCCGAAAGAACCAAGACAACAATTCAGAGTTTTTTGATATACCACTAATAGGGGGCAAAAATGCAAAATAAAGCAATTGAAATAATCCAGTCTTATGGACGAAGTGCGTTTGTCTGTTTGTTGACAATTTACGTAACTAACCCTTCCGGTAATTTCGATGACATTTGGAAGGCCTTTTTAGTGGCTTGGGTAGCACCAATTTTGAGAGCCTTAAATCCTGACGACCCTGCTTTCGGTATCGGTAGTAAAGAGTAATGACAGCCCTTGAGTGGGCTGGTTTTTTAGCAGGAATCACAACCACACTAATCGGACTTCTCGCCGGCCTTCGATGGCTAGTCAGAGGATGGCTTAATGAACTCAGGCCTAATGGCGGTAGTTCAATGAAAGATCAATTGACACGCCTTGAGCAAAGAGTCGATGAACTCTTTATTGTCATAACTAGGAAGTAGACTCTACCTATGGCTACTAAACGCAAACCTAAAAAGAAGGTTGCTAGGAGACGGCGCACAACTAAAGAGCCAGTTCTTACTAAGTTAGATTTTTGGGCGATAGCCGCTAATGAGGTTTATATGGCTTGCAGAAAATCAGGAATGGACGAAGGAACAGCCCTTGCCTTTGCAATGGATAGAGCCTCTTATCCTGACTGGATTGTGGATACTAAAGACCCAATTAAAAATCCATTAGACGACTTTGACGAGGATGACGATTAAGCGAATCGCCTTTATAAGTGATCTCCAGTCTCCGTTTATAGACGAGAAAAGCGTCAAACTGGTCGGAAAGTTTTTAAGGAAATGGAATCCTCACCGGACTATTCAAATCGGTGATGAAATCGATCTACCTCAATTAGGTGGA